TAGACTGGATTATCTATAGTTTGTCTAATGCGTTCCACAATATCTCCAAATGTGAATATACCTGCAATAAATACTTTTAGAGAAGTCGAAAAAGAATCATTAAAATTAAAAACATCAGCAAATAATTGAGTTAAATTCCCGCCGGATTGAGAGATATTAAATTCTATAGAATCAAGAAATTGTAAAAAATCACCAATTATTTGTAATCTATGATGTAATTCTGCTTTTAAGGAATCTGATTGACTAAGTTGATCATTAAAAACTTTTAAATGATGTAAAATATTACTTATAGAATCATTGAAATTTAAGGAATCATTAAAAACTAATAATTTATTAAGCCATTGATTAAATGAATCAGACAGAATTAATTGATCTTCATATAAAGAGGATAATCCAAATAATAAATTGGAATTATCACTTTGTGAAAAACTGTCTGCAAATTCCAGAATATTTCCTAATAATATAGTTAAATCATCAGACTGTATTAATAAATCTATAAAATTAACTAAATAAGCTAACTGGAGATTTAAAGAATCAGATTGAGAAATTTGATCTGCTAAATTTAGTAAATGATTTAATTGAGATTTAATTTCATCAGATATATTTAGCTGATCAGCTTTTTCAATTAAATAGGCTAAATTGATAAAATTAGTATCAAGCCAAGCATCTAAGCTATCAGATGCGGATTTACCAAAACCATAAAGGGTATCAACACTATCAGACCAAAAATTACCGAAAGCTTCAGAAGAAGCTTGATTTAAAATACCTATTAATAATTGTAATAATTCATCTGTTTGAGATATTACATCTGAAAAATTAAATCTATGTTCAAGATTTATTAATGCACTATCGGATAATGATAATTGATCTGAATAATTTAATAAATAATTGAATAAAGCCGCAAGAGCATCCGAAAATGTTACATTATCTGAGAAATTTAACCCAATACCAGGTATAAATGATAAATCATCTAACCAATTAGAACTATTTGTACTTGAGACAGCCTGATCTATTGGAGTACCTTCAGCAGCTGCCTTAAATGTGGCGACACAAGCTGCCCAATCTCTAGAATTTGTAGTTCTGACAACTTCAGCAGTAAAAGTACCTGTTGCAGATACAATTCTATATCCTTCTTGAATTGTAACATTTGAAGTTGCTGAACCGCCGGTAGTTCCTATTCTTTGGCCAGCGGTAAATGAATTAGACCAAGTACCTGTATCATCACCATTTGGACCTTCCCATCCAATACAACCAATTACAATTTCATTATCTTGAGTAGTAGTTGCGGTGGTATTTGACGTTGCGGTTAAACCTGTACCTGTAGCATTACTTGCTACCTTATCTGTTGGACTTGTGGATAATCCTGATACTGCAATAGCTACTGCGGCTTGCGCTCCTGATCCTAAATCTCCTACTATTGTGGCACCACTTTGGCTTGCATGAGTTGCTCTTGCACCATATAGGCCACAAAGAACATTATTTGTAAAATTAGCAGATGCAATAAGACTCATTATAGATGGGTCAATACCAACATTAGTACCATCATACTTATATACAGGATCACTGGGAGTAACAGAGTCATCACTTGCAACTAATACAAAAATCCAATCGTTTACCTGAACATTACCCGCAGCAACAGAAATAGTAAATGATCCACCAGATTTATTATTAACTGCTGTACCTAGAGCTGTCCTAGAAATAGCCATTAAATAAAAATTTCTTCATATAATACTAGTTCATAACTTTTTTGGGGTTTCCCTTTTTCGGCTATCATAACTGTATTATATGGTTCAAATTTTTCAGGTTTAAATATAATATTTTTATACCCTATGATTTTAAGAGTTTCATAAAGGCTGGATTTATCTAATATACATACATGATAATCTGAAGGATATAATTGGCGTCCATATATTGTAGCTTCCCAAAAATCCCTGTTATTATCCTTATTATTTATCCAATTTTGTGCAATTATTTTAAATTCAGGGTAAGACATATAAAATAATCCACAGGATTTTAAGACCCTATAGATTTCTTTAAATATATTTAAATGATATTTCTTTTCTATATGCTCTATGGTGTGAAATAAATAAACTTCTTCAAAGGAATTATCTTCAAAGGGTAATGGATCTCTAATATCATAAATTTTATCAGGTTTAAGATCAGGATTTATATCTACATTTACAGCCCCAGTAATATGAGAATTACCGCAACCCAAATTAAGGCAACAAAAACTCATAATGACTCTTTTATCATATTTAAATAATAGTCTCCCCGATCACTTGAATCAATATGGTCCTTACAAGAATTTTTTTCACTGGTAATTATGGAATCACTCTCTTCTACATATTTTATATAAGACTGCTTATTAAGAGGACTAATTATTTCAGAACCCAAAATATGCCCAGTTATAACTGAAGTATTTACTAATATAGTACAATTAGGATCTAAATCTTTAGCTTTTAAACAAAAATAAATATCTTCAGTATTATGAGTACCACTTACAAACCAAGGAGGAGGAATATTTTTTAGTAAACTTGTTTTTATTAATACACAAGAAAATCCAACCGCATCACAAGAGATTATAGATCCTGGAATTATTTCATCTTTATAATAATCTAATTTATCTTTACAACCCTCCACAAATTTAAAAAACATATTATTGAAAGGGTACCCGCGAATTAATGTCCAGCCCGCGGCTATATCTGAATTACATTTTAAAAGTTTATCAAAAGCATCTAATGGAACAAGTACATCGTCATCTACAAACATAACATAATCAAAATTATTATCAACAGCCTCTTTTGCAGTAATATTTCTCATCCTATCAATTGACATACGGCGAGGAGAGCATAATCCGAATTCTATATTAGGATGATTTCTTCCTAAACGATAAAAAAATTGAATATGATTTACATATGCCATTTGATCAATAGACGTTAAAGTATTAATACCAATCATTACTTTCATAAAATTATAAAAATTAGGGGGATACTTATTTTATTTGTATCCCCCTTAAATTTGTTAAAGGATTCTCAAAAATCCCTTAACAGAGGTAGTAATAGCCGTGCGAGTGTCACTAGTAACAGATGCACTAGAAGCATAAGACGCTAGACTTTCACCCAACACAGCAAATGGGGAATAAGTTGCAGCGGAACTTGCCAATGAACTAAATCCCCCATAAACAGTTTCCAAAGTTAGCCAATTATAAGCACCTATTGATGCTTGAGAAGCCCAAGAATCAGTAGAAGCCGCACGAGTTGCACGAACTAATGTAAGCGAACGGCAAAATCCAAAAACTTGAGCTTCTCCGTACTCATTTATTTCAACATCTTTGGTAGCAACCCCAAAGAGTAAAGCATGAGTTTTTGCCGCAGATGAATTAGCCCTAATAATATCTAATCCATCATTGGTACCATTAAGATTAAGTATAACAGGATCACCTTTAGAAATTTTTACAGTATCAGAATTTCTGATAACTACAAACCCAAGGTCTTCCTTATTACCAACTTGTTTAAATCGCATAAAGGTTTAACTCCCTTTTATTTACCTATTTGTCTTTAGGTTAGTGATGTAGCAATATTGCCCATAACACCTTGTTTACTACGATTAGAAAGCGCTACGGTTCCCATCCAAAGAATATGAGCAATACGAGAATCACCATTAACTGGCTTTTGAAACTCAGTCAAAATAAAATCTGTCTCAGATTCATAAATCATATGAAAAAATTTCAAATTAATAAAGTACATAGTACCTTTAGTGAGAGATACCGTTCCATTTGCAGCGTCAGGTGTTTTCTCATCTAAAACAACATGGGCTCCACGATACACAAGATTATCAAATTGAAAATTCATGTCTCGATTAATTTGACGATATTTTTGATACATAGCATGAGCGAAAAGCTCATGGGTTGTTTGATCACAAATAATTAGTTGTGGAGAACCACCAATACCAAGTGTACAAGAGTTAAAAATATTATCAACTTCAAGCATAAAACCATCATAAGTTGAAGCACTTGAAGTTTTAGTCTTATTCCGCCACCAGGAGGAAGTATTTTGATTAATATTTCCAATTTCGGTAGATACTGTAGGATTATAACTAATCAATAAAGGTAAAGGATCAATACCAGAAGCACCATTAATGCCAGAACTAGCAGGCGTTGTAATAGAACTTCCACCAGCGCCTTGCATAAATGCTGTAGCAAACCCTTCTTGCATTCCCATTTCGGCTTGTTCTAACCGAGTAGTAACAAGTTTTGCATAATTTTTCTTATTTTGTTTCCGTTCTTTTTCTGAATATGCAACGGGTACCGCAGCTTGTCTCCACTGCCAAATACTACGAGTTACACCATCAACAGGTAATGTAGATAATTCATCATATCCATTATACCAATCCATGGGAGTATTCGCATATTTAAGCATTATTTCGATATCCGTTCCACCGTCTTGTGTTTCATAAGCCTCAGATTTCATCAAGGCATTAAGAGCCGCATTAGTGGAAGAGATATTATCTTTAACCTTATCTCTAACAGACTCATAACTCATCGCAAAAAGACTATCAAGATTAATAGTTTTTTGCGAAGGAGCATTGTTACCAAATGTTACTGCCATTTAACTATACCTATCCTTTCAATAATTTATTCATTGCTTGATCTACAGCTTCTTTAATAGTTTTTGGAGATTTAACTGTACTTTTACCGGAAGCTGTACCAGAAGATTGTAGTCTACTTCCTACATCTTTGGCATTTTTACTAATTCTTTCCGCCATCTCACGTTTTATATTGCTTGTTTTGCTTTTTGCAGAAGCTAACGTGTAAAGATGTTCAAAGTATTCGTAAATACTGATGTCATCAGATGGTTTAAATTTTTCAGAAAGTCTTAGCATTTCTGCTTCCACCTTCCTACTAGCACCTTTAGTTTCTCTTGCAAGTTTCTCAAAAGCCGAATTGACTTGATTTTCAATTTGATTAGCTTCTAACTGAGAAATTTTAAGATTATTTAATTCACGTTCTCTATTGAGAACATTTTCCAGGGCACGGGTTAATTCAGGTGCAAGAAAACTATATTTCTCACCTAAACCCTCTTTAACAGTATCTAATAAGGTTTTAGTAGTCTTATTAGTTTCTTCAGTTTGCTGGGAATTTTTTAAAATACCCGCTTTTTCAGCTAGTACTCTAAGAGTATGATCTCGAGTACTAGGATTCTTTAAAAGATTGTAAAGAGCTTTAGATTCTTTTAACTCTTCTTCAGTCAAATCTGAGGATTCTTTAGAACTTTCATCATCAAAATCATCTTCAGATCCATCATCATCATCATCGTCAGATTCTTCACGTCCTTCTGAATCTGTAGTCTCAGACTCAATGCTTTCGGTACTTCCAGTACCTTCAGACCCTTCTTCTTTTTCTTCTTTCAAAATTTCATTAAGAAACATTTTCATGCTGATACCCTTTCATAATTATATCTATCTCTTATATGGAGATTAAAATACGTACCTTTAGAACTTGAGCTAATAAATCCTGCTGCTTCAGAAATAGGAACATTAAAATATTGATATGTTCCTCTTGCTTGAAATTCAACAGTTAAAGTTTCACTTAATTCATTATACTGAATATTTCTTACACATTCCGATGTTTTTCCTTGAATTTTATCAAGTTTAAATCTTAAAAAACCTGCCGCAAGCCTTAAAGAATCCCTTGAAGTCCTTCTAGGTGGAGGAGCAGGATTGACTGTAATTTTTGTATTATCAATATTTTTAGCGTTATTAATTAAATTTTTTAAATTAGCTGTTGGCATTAGTAATTAATCCCAATTGGTTTTGTATTTGGTTTCTAACTTGTTCTATATCATTAGGTGTATTTGAAGCTATAACATTTTGACTAGCATTTCCGGGCGGATTAGCCATTCCTCCACTCATTGCGGCGTATTGTTGTAATAAAGCCATCTTTTTCATTTCTTGAATAACTTTCTCATTCCTATAACCTACACGATATGCAGCTTCTCTTACTAGTATAGGAGATAATAGGATATGAGGAAATTGAGTAATAATGGAATTAAATTCTATAAATTTACGTTTTTCAATTTCTTGTATAGCCGCACTGAGTGTAGTTACATCCACATCTATGCGGAAATCATAATTATCATTTAAATCTTCACTAGTAACCCATTGATAACTAGGAAGATTAGTCTGTATTTCGCCTAAAAAAGTCTCTCGATTATCTGAAGTTATTTGTGCCCAAATACCTAATGTAAATTTATCTCGAACTATTAAGAGAATTTCACGTCCTATTTTTGTAAGCCATTTTGTTATATGGTCACGTTCCGCATTTTCTCGGACAGATGCCCTCTGATTTATAATCATTGCCTGTGTAGCTGTTGTACGGTCGGCTACACCCCTGACTTCAGAAGAAGTTCCGGAAATTTGATTAAGATCATCTGAAGACGTTATAATGGCTTTATCTAAACTTATACCTAATTCTGCATTTTGAATTGGGGTGATTGCATTTTCTCTTTTTACTGTTATTAATGCCCCATCAGGCCCCGTTTCAAATTTTTCAATTTCTTCATCATCAACACTGCCTAGTAATACCTGAAATTTCCTTACAAATCTCCTACGATGGTTTTTAAGTTGCTCTCTAGTTTCATTGATTTCATCTTGAGGAGATATCCAATGATATACAGGAGGAATAGGATAAAAACTATTAGTAATTAGGGATTTATCTGGTCTAAAATCAAATAAATTAAGTCTTTTAAATTTTTTCTCACTTATTGTGACACAAGGGGAATCCACTACAACTAAACGCATCTTGGATTTATTATCCCATATATGCCAGATCTTTATATAACTTCCTGAGGGCCGATCTGAATTATCAGAATAGGACGAAGTTTCTCCATATCCAACAATAGTTTCTAATTTTGACCGATTTTTCAACCCCCTTAGAGCCAATAAATCATTTTTATCCACCCATTCGTAATACCCGCACCAACCACAACGATGTAAATATTTATGATCCATTCCACCTATACGAAAAGTTCGCGCGGGAATATGTTTAAAATATATACGTTCATTAACAGGTAATTCAGGTGGTTCTTTTTTAATTTTAGGTTTTTGAGTTTGTTTTGAGGTGTCTGTATTTAATAAAGGTTTTGGCGCATTAGGATTTAATATCCAATCTGCAGCGTAACCAACTTCAATAACACCAAACCTGAAAAATGAGTCTTTATAAGCCATACCAATCTCTTCACTAAAAACCTCATTTTCATTAGACACAATGGTATTAAGGACATCCTGTTTTAATTGTGCAGAAATTGCGGCGGTTTCCAAATCGTAATCAGAGGCACCCGCACGGGGAAATACAAGATATCTAGGAAAAGTTGGTATGAATGAATCTAATTTGATTTGTATAGTTTCGTAAATCTTATTAATTACATATTTTCGATCTGATCCAGTTCCAGGGTTTGCCCATTGTTTACCTTCATAATATTTTTCTAAAACTTCACAAGCAAATTGTGACTCCCATTTCTTATAAAGACGGTTTGCAACTTCAATTCGGTCTTTCCAAATGGAGTCTTCAACTATTTGCTGCGGCATTTATTGAACTGTAAATCTTTTTTGTTTTTTTAGCATCATTTGATGCCACTTAAAAGAGCCCACATTTACATTTCTATTTTTTTCAAGCTTACCAATTTCATGCATGGCAATAAAATACCTAACACAATCATAAGAATGATCCGTTATTGACTTTTCTCTATTGTCACTATAGATTGCTTTGCCCTCAATGTAGCCAAGTAATTCTCTCCTCTGAGCACCAATCTCTTTGATTGTGTGGAAACATCCGTATGGCCATTCTGTGGATCTTTTAATAAAGTAAATACCAGGGGCAGGGAAAGTTCCTGTAACAGGATGTCTGAAGTATTCTTGGGGTCGGAGAAGTTCATTTATTCTATTTCTCGTTGCAAACTCATTATTATCCGCAGCTTGCCAATAAAGTGGCGGGGATTTTAAATCAGTGGAAAGGTATTCATCAGCAACAGACCAAAATCCCCCATATTTTTGTGAAGATTTACGAAATATGGAGGGATCTGCATAATTACCAAAATAATACTCATTCCCACTTAAATCATTTATAGCCTTTCGATGTTCAGAAATAACTTTATTGGGTGCATAGTACTCTCGATAAAAAATATAAACATTATCTAAACATGCAACCCACAGGCAACAAGTTGGGGCGGCATCCCCATGATCTAACACTCTGTAAAGTTTACCTTTACGTAAGATTTTATTTATAAGATCCTCAGAATAATCTAAATATGATTCATGCCAAACTCTATGAATTTGGGCAGAAGAAATCCCCCACTGCCCTTTTACATATTT